CAGAAATTCCACAATTTACTGTTGATGCACAGGGTCGTATTACAGCAGCAAGTAATATTGCAGTAGCAACAAACTTTGTTATTAGTGGTGATACTGGTGGTACAGATACCGTTAATGGCGGTGAAACATTATCAGTTTCAGGTGGTGTTGGTTTAACAACAACCATTGCTAATAACAGTATCACAGTTGATCTAGACAATACTGCTGTAACAGCAGGTGTATTTGGTAGCGCAACACAAATTCCACAAATTACTGTTGATGCACAAGGTCGACTAACAGCCGCAAGTAATGTAACAATTTCAACCAGCTTTGATATCAGTGGTGACGTTGGTGCTAACGATACAGTTAATGTAGGCGAGGTACTAGACTTTGCTGGTACTACAAACCAAATTCAAACAACCATTGCAAACAACAGCGTTACATTTGCGCTAACACCTAATGTTTCAATCAACGGTTCAATGACAGCTGATTCATTCACTGACGGTGTACTAACAATTACTGATGGCAATATCACAAGTGCAGTTCATGGCACATTCAGTGGTAATGTACAAGCAGGTGCGCTAAAAGATGGCACAGCTACATTATCAGGTGGGTCGCTAACTGGCGCAGTTAATGGTAACTTCAGCGGTAACGTTGCATTTGGTGGCTTAAACGACGGTGCTGTGACAATCACAGATTGGTCAACAGACGGTGCATTTGCTACACCAAACAACACCTCAGTCGCAACAACAGCCGCAGTTAAGAGTTATGTTGATGCACAACTAGGCGCAACTAACTTAGACATTGCTGGTGACACCGGTACAGCTAGTGTTGACCTAGACAGTCAAACATTAACCGTTGCTGGTACAGCTAATGAAGTTGAAACCAGCGTAAGTGGTCAAACAATAACCGTTGGCTTACCAGCTAACGTTACAATTGGTAACAACCTAACTGTTACAAACAACTTAGCTATCACAGGCTCATTGCTGTCAAATGATATTACAGCCGCTACAGTTAATGTTAATGGTGATGCAATTATTACTGGTAACTTAACCGTTCAAGGTACACAAACAATTGTTGATTCAACAACTGTTCAGACTGCTGATGCAATCTTCCGTGTAAACAGCAACGGTACAACTGGTGCTAACGTAGGCTTTGAAGCCAACGTTGGTGGCAGCATGAAGCAGATTGTTTATACACCTTCTAATACATGGAGCCTGGGTACAGAAGACTTAACACTAGGTGATCTAACAGCAGCCAGTGGTTCAATCAGCGGTAACCTTGCTGTAACAGGTGATGTTGCATTTGGTACACTAACAGATACTGGCAACAGCATTTCAATTACCAAGTTTGTTAACGAAGCTGATGGCATTGCTAACAACGACAATGATACAACAATTCCAACTTCAGCAGCGGTAGTTGATTATGTTACTAACAACGGCGGTGATGGTTTACTACTTCGTGGTACATTCACTGCTAACAGCAGCGCAAGCAGCTTCACAGTTGGTACAGTACCAAATGTAAGCAACCGTACATACTATGTTGACAAGGTTGTAATCAAGGTAGGTACAGCATTCAGTGGTGGTAGCTTCAACCATATCCTAGTTAAGGAAAATGGTGGTAGCGGTACAACACTAGTTGCAGCTGACGATGCTGATGCAGGTACAGCAGGTACATATATTATTGAACTAGATGGTGATACAACACTTACAAAGAATGCAGGTGTTGTAGTACAGTTCAAGCAAAGCGATGGTACAACAGCTTCTGTTGTAACAGGCGGTAGCTTAGTAGCAACTGTACACTACAAGTACGTAGTATAACACTTCTCGGGATGGGGAGTTTAGAAAGGGGTCAAAAGGCCCCTTTCTTTTTATTGTTTTATCACAAAACTATTGCAACAAATAATGCAGTCTTGGTCGGATGAGTTTGATGTTATACCCCAAGGTATGTGGGCAGGAAAATAAACAATCTTATTTGTCTTTGCTGCAACAAAATGTTCACTGCTTTGAATTCGGGGCGGGCAAGCATATAGTTTAGGCCCGTATTGATCGAGATACAAACTAGTACTGTTTTCTTCTGCTTTTAGAAAAAGCACAGAATGGTACCAGCGATGTCTATGTACTGATTGCGGGAAATTATGTCCTGGTTTAATACCCATGGTCCAAGTCTCGCAAATTTCAATATCTGTCCAATCTTCTTTTTTAATTCTAAAATGAGAAGCAGCATTTTCCACAAACATATTACCAATTAGAGAATTTAACTTGGCGATGTTTTTTCCTAAGGTAATATTTTTATTAGTGATCCAACCAAAGTTTGCGTTGTGAAAATACTGTGATGTTCTGCTGGCTTGAACTTCTTTTAATATTGCATCAGCTACATTATCATCTATTTGTAATTCCCCCTCAAATACCCAATCAGGAAAAACGGGATAACTAAGAAGACTAGAGGTCATTTTCATACAGTTATTTAACCCTTTTTCTAGTACTTTTCTAAAGTTCACGGAATGGTTGACAAACGTCCTAAAGATGTTATTATATACTAGTAGGTGTTAGGGAAGAACATATCTGATGTCCACTACTAAACAGGCTCTTACTGCCGTCATATATGACAAGCGTGGTAAAGTTATATCTGTTGGACAAAACAGTTATATTAAGACGCACCCGTTACAGGCACTACATGCTGCAAAAGCAGGTATGCCTGACAAACAGTTTCTTCATGCTGAGATTCATGCTATTGTAAAATGCAAGGATCTTAGCAGAGCGCATAAAATCTTTGTATCTAGGTGGGACAAAAAAGGTCGGCCTGCATTGGCCAAACCCTGTCCAGTATGTATGAGTGCCATCGAATCTGCTGGCATTGAAATTATAGAACATACCTGAATATACTTGACATTGTAGCTAATGATGCTAAAATACTAATATAAGTTAGGGAGTTTGGTTTGTTATTCTTTAAGAAAAAGGTTATCCTTACAGACATTGACGGAGTTATGCTGGACTGGGAAGAGGGCTTCTCGGTGTGGATGGAGCATCACGGATATAAGCCTGTTGATGGTTATAAGCTGCTGTACAGCATCGGTGACCGTTATGGTATTACTAAGGATGAAGGACATAAGTTAGTACGACTATTCAACGAAAGTGCTGCTATTGGTTTCCTTCCTCCGGTACGAGATGCACAACAGTATGTAAGGCTACTAGCAGAAAAACACAAATACAAATTCCTAGCAGTTACTTCTTTGAGCAAGGATGTGTACGCACGAGAATTGCGTATACGAAATCTCAAGAAGCTGTTTGGTGACATCTTTATTGATGTGATTTGTTTAGATACAGGTGCAGACAAGGACGAAGAACTAGATCGGCTGGGTCGTGTATACAAGGGTAACTATTGGATCGAAGACAAGCCCGAAAATGCTGATGCCGGTATCCGGTGTGGCTTCAAGACTTTACTGGTTGAGCATGGACATAATTTAGATTATAAGGGTCCTGCTACTGTAGTAAAGACTTGGGAAGAAATTTATAACATCATCACTAAGTAAGAGAGAACTAATATGAGTGCAGAAATTGATTTTCCTACTAAGGAAGTAGTTGCCGTTGCTTGTGCAATTTTTGATGCACAGGGCTTTATCAAACGAGATTCTTATCAAAACTTAGCTGAAGGTGAAAAGCCTAAGTCGCCTAACAGCTCTATTTTGTACAATCACTTTCTCAACGATGAAAAGGTTGAGCTAAATGAAAAGGACTATGTTCTTGCAGAAACTATCATTGATTATCTGCGGGGGCTGAGCTTTAAAGCGTTTGAACGAGCGTTGACAGACTTTGAAGCCAATGTTCTAAAGTTTGTGGGTGCTGAGCGTGTGGGCAAAGATAAGTTAGGTATTGCTGCTAGTTTGCCAAATGTCTATAGTCGTAAACTAGAAGCAGATAAATGGACTGAACGAGAAGCAGCCCTGTCTGAAAACAGCGATTATGTAGGTACACTAAACAAGCGCAGCGAGTTTAATCTGAAGATTGAGCATGTGCGAGAAATTCCATCCACAATGAGTTTCATGTATACCTGTTCTGAATCAAACAAGAATATTGTTAAATTCTTTAACACTACAAGGATTGCAGAGATAGGTGACGAGCTTAATATTACTGCCTATGTAAAAAGCCAAGGAATTAGTAAGTACAGTGGTGGTAAGGAAACAATGGTTAACCGCGTAAAAATTGCCACTTAAATTAGTTCTAAATTTAGATAAATAGTAGTACCCAGGGAGAGGTACTACTATTATGTCTTATAACCATCCATTAGATAAAGAGTTGCGTGATTTACACAACTCAATGAAATACAATGCTAGCGGTGAGCCCGTTATACGCACTCACGTTGACGGCATCAGCTTAGAAGGCGATGTTATTGTTAGTAATGTTACCGTTGATAACCCAACTACCAATCCCGTAAATGTAACAGTTAACAGCGGTAGTATTAATGCAAATGTTACCGGTACTGTTATTATAACAGATGGCGGCAATAGTATTACAGTAGACGGTAATGTTGGCGTTACTGGTAATGTAAACGCAACTGTTACTGGTGGTAACATTAATGTTAGCCAAACAACAAGTCCGTGGGTGGTATCAGGAAATGTTGTAACACAACCTCTACTTGGTGGCAATGATGCATTTGGTAGATTGCGTGTTAGCGAACCTTATACACTGGGTGACTATAAACACTTATACGGCCTAGATCCTAACTTCATTGACTATATGGTCAATGGTGGCAATATTGCATTCCAAAACAATCAGGCTTGTGCAAGACTATCCACTACTTCTAATAGTTCAAGTAGAGCAGTACACCAAACCAAATTCTATCATCACTATATGCCCGGTAAGAGTCAGATGATACTAGCATCATTTAATTTTTATAATGCTGTATCCAATGTTACTAAACGCACAGGTTATTTTGATGACCGTAATGGTATTTTCCTCGAACAAGCAGGCGATGGTACACTGGCTTTGGTGGTGCGTAGTTATGTAACTGGCAGTCCTGTTGATGTACGCATCAGCCAAGAAGGTGGTGTGTATGGTCCAGGCGATACTGGTTGGAATGGTGATCCAGTTGATGGTAGTGGTCCAAGCGGATGGGATTTAGACATTACCAAAACACAACTTTGGTGGTGTGACTTCCAATGGTTGGGAGTAGGTCAAGTTCGTTGTGGTTTCGTCCACGATAGTGAATATATCTTATGTCATACTTTCCGCCACAGCGATAACTTAGCAACTGTTTACATGAGCAATCCAAATCTTCCAGTACGATGTGAAATACAGAACGTTGGCACAACCACAGGTAGCTACTTTGACCAAATCTGTACAACTGTGATGTCAGAAGGTGGTTATAATGAATCCGGTATCGATTGGGCCATGGGTAACAATGGTACACTAAGAACTATAGCCTCTAATGCTACTGTCCCTGTGTTCGCTATAAGACTCAAGAATACTTTTAGAGGTTATGACCATAACCGAATCATTGCAAGATTACAAAATCTAAGTGTGTTTACCACATCTGAAAACATTTATTTCAAAGTTGTTAAGCTACCAAATCAGGCAGCATTAACAGGTAATACTTGGGTAGACCTTGACACCGATAGTGGTGTGCAGTACAATGCCACAGCAACAGCATTTTCTGGGGGCGACATTTTAATATCTGGTTATGCACCTGCCGGCACATCCAATGGTAGTGGTAGCACTACTCCGATTGATACGCCCAGCAATGCCAAGAAGAATTATATTGTACAAAACTACGACAGCACCGACAGTGAAATCTATGCCGTTGTAATTACAAATTTAAGTAATAGCCAAAGTACGCAAGTGGGCGCAACAGTCCAGTGGCGTGAAATTTACTAAATGAGAGTTGAAGTTCATTTTACCGGCGACAGTTTTATTGCGTTTGGTCCCGATGGACAACGAATTACTAATAGATCAATTTTAGAACAAATTTCTTTTCACCCATTTCCAGGTTTCAAAACTTCTTATTATTTAGATGTGAACGCCAATATTCCCGAAGAACCTGAGCAGCTCAACATATATACTAACATTACTACACAGAAGAAGTAAGAAATGATTGTCAATGAAGAAAAAGCATGTCTACCGCAAGGCATGCATGTCTTTGTTAAAGAGAATGCTCTCGATTCTTCTATGATCGAACTTCTCCTTAATAGCGACATACATTTTAAAAAAGCTGAAGTTGTAGTTGACGACAAGGGTACTGTTACGATATCAAACACCCGTAGATGTCGAGAAGCGCGGCTGTCTGTGAATGAGCATTCAGATGTGTTTGAACAAGTTCATACATTATTCGATGAGGCTAAACAGTTATTCAATAAAGAATACTCTAGGGATAGAACCACTGTTAGTATCATGCGTTATACAGAACAGGATTTAGGACACTTCGATTGGCACATCGATGCTGTCAGCTATAGCAGCATCGACTATGTTCGTCAATTATCCATGTCTATACTGTTAGATAACAACTACGAAGGCGGCCAACTATGTTTTGAAAACAAAGTGTTTGATAGACCTAGTCCCGGTACTTGTATTATTTTTCCAAGTACCTATCGCCATAAAGTTGGGGTGGTTACTCGAGGTGTGCGTCATAGTTTAGTAAGCTGGGCATATTGAGATATTACTGTCTCATTGGATAAGAATGCATTTTAACGGACCCCTTTTTCTACATCCACCTAAAACTGGCGGATCGTCTATTTTTAATGCGCTGGTACTAAGTAAAATCATTACATTAAAAGATTTAAAACTTGAAGATCTTTTATTAGATATTACAAAATTACATCAAACATTTGAATCTCATAATCTTCCGATGGATACTGAGTGTGCGGTAAGTGTGAGATGTCCGTACACACGATATGTGTCACTGTTTTATCAATTTTGTTCTGCCCAAGAAAATAAAAGTCCTGAAGCATTTACAATTCCACAATTTAAAAAATTCATGTTAAACATTCAACTTCGACCAACATGGATAACCTCTCCATGCACAAATTGGATTGATGGCATCACTGGGGGACTTCACATAATTAAATTTGAAAATTTAGTCGAAGACGTTAAAGCAGTTTACAGAGTTGACTTGAAAAGTTTTTCTAGAATAGATAGAACTGGTCTAGGTACTAGATACACATCTGTAGTATCAGAACAAGAGACAATTAAGTCAGTTTTGAAATACTACGATGACACAATAATAAATTTTGTAAACGAGATTGCAGGTGAAGATTTTAATTGCTTTGGATATACCAAATTCAAAGATTATCAAGAAATGGTTAATTTTAGCAACGCCACTATTCCTAGCGGGAATGATCAGCTAGAAATATATACTAACACTACAACACAGAAGAGGTAACAAATGGCTTTTAACAGAACTTTCAATGAAGAAGAAAAGGCACGCCTTAAGAGACTAATTGAAGAAGGTATGCAGGTTACTTACGAAATTGAAACACTAAAAGATGGTCTTCGCGACACAGTCAAAGCAATCGCAGAAGAAATGGATCTTAAGCCTGCTACACTAACTAAGGCAATTAAGGTAGCACACAAAGCATCACTAGGTGATGAGCGTGACAAGTTTGATGAACTTGAAACTATCCTAGAAGCTGTTGGTAAGACACTCTAAGATTAAAAATGTCCCTGGTAGCGAAATTTGATTCGGTATTTTCAGCTGATGAGATACTGCTAGTTAAAAAGAGTGTTGGTTCTGCTGTTGATCAGCATGACGATACTTTTGTTCGTAAACATGCTAATGTTAGCACTATACCAGGGTTCATTATTAAAAAATTATCTAAAATTATAAAAGAATCAAAAAATCATTTTAATTTAGAAATCTTTGACCCGATAGTGTTTGAGTCGTTTACCTATGGGATTTATCATAGCGGCCATGGTGCAGTTTTACATAACGACGTTTGCACAACTAATTTGTTTAAAAGTCCTGCTAGAAAATTAACAGTTGTGGTAGGCCTTAATGACTCAAACTCTTATCAGGGTGGAGATATTGTTTTTCATTATACCAATGATGTTAACCAGTTGAACTTAGATTCAATAACACCAAGAGAAGCATTTAAATTAAATTTAGGTGACGTTATAATTTTTCCAAGTATTGTACACCACGAAGTAACAAACATCACAGCTGGTCAGCGCGAAAGTTTAGTTACTCTGATTCTTGGTCCGGCATACCAATGATTGTTTTTTGTGGAGATAGTTTCTGCCAACCTGACGATTATCCTTGGAACTGGATGCATCAAGTTTCAAAAAAATACAAGGATTCTTATGTTAGTTTAGGCAAAGACGCAGTAAGTAATTTTGATATTATGTGTCAAGTTGAACATGCTGTTAGTCAGTTGGATTACAAATTACTAGTTGTATGTTTAACTACTATAGACCGCTTAGAAATAGATCATAGAGATAATAGTGAGTTAGTGCCTGCTACATATAATCTAATGCGTGAAAGCATAGAAAGTAATACTCTTACAGCGTTATATAGAAAAAAGTACATCACCAATGATATGTTACCTTTTTTAAGTAGCATACCTATTAATTTAAAAAAGAATGAAGTATATATAGAACACATTATTAATCTATGCAAGTCAGTAAACAAGCCTTTTATTATATTCAATAATATATTTCCAATTTGGCGTAATACCAATTATGTTCATAGGTTAAAGTATATTGTTGATGGGCCAGCATCAGCAATGGAGGAAAAAGATTTCCTTCCTAAATCAAAATTTGATGCGCTCCACGATGGTATAATAGAACGACAGATTCCTGTTGCAGATAGAAGTTGTCATCTAACTATTAGTCAAAGCGTTAGTTGGGCCGAGCGGGCCATCAGCTACATAGATAAAGAAATAACATAAAGATTCAGTTGACAATACTGGCATTCTTATGTATAATGTAAAATCATTAGATAGGATTCATACATGAGTTACGTAGACGCCTTCTACGATAAGAATAAAGATTCAGTGCATGTTGCAGAACGTGTTAACGGTAAACGAATTCTAGTAGAACACCGTCCCGAATATAATTTTTATGTTGCAGATCCAAAAGGCAGTCGCCGTAGTATTTACGGCGAGCCCGTTACCGAACTAAGGTGCAAGTCATTTAAGGACTTTCGTAAGAATGTTGCAATCAATAGTTCAAACAGAACATTTGAAAGCGACATCAAACCTCTTAATAAGACAATCGCAAAACACTACAATGGTGTTGAACCGCCTAAACTTCAAACAGCATTTTTCGACATTGAGGTAGACTTTGATCCTCTGAGGGGTTATGCAAGCCCTGATGACGCATTCATGCCAATTACTGCTATTGGTGTGTACCTACAATGGCTCAACGCAATGATCTGTTTAGCAGTTCCTCCTAAAACACTTAGTTGGGATCAGGCACAGAATATTGCTAAAGATATACCTGAGGTAATGCTTTTTCAAACAGAAAAAGAAATGCTCGAAGTATTTTTATCGTTGATTGAAGATGCAGACATCCTAAGCGGTTGGAACAGTGAAGGCTACGATATTCCTTACACAACTAATAGAATTGTTAAGGTATTGAGTCGAAACGATACAAGGCGCTTATGTCTTTGGGACCAATTGCCAAAAGAAAGAATGTATGAAGCGTTTGGTAGTGAACGCCAAACCTATGATCTAATTGGTCGTGTGCATTTAGACTATATGCAACTATATCGCAAATACAATTACGAAGAGCGGCACAGTTATCGACTAGACTACATCGGTGAGATGGAGATTGGTGAACGCAAGGTTGCATATGAAGGCAGCTTAGATCGCTTATATAATCACGACTTTAAAAAGTTTTTAGATTATAACATTCAAGATACTATGCTACTTAATAAGTTAGATAAGAAGCTACAGTTCATTGACTTAGCAAACACAATTGCACACGATAATACTGTGTTGCTGCCCACAACAATGGGTGCCGTAGCAACCACAGAACAAGCCATCATTAACGAAGCACATCGACGAGGCTTCGTCGTACCTGATAGAATTCGTAGCAGTGATAATGCTGACACACAAGCAGCAGGTGCATATGTAGCCTTTCCAAAGAAAGGATATCACGAGTGGGTAGGCAGTATGGATATCAATTCACTGTATCCATCAGTATTCCGTGCGCTGAACATGGCGCCTGAAACTATTGTAGGACAAATTAAACCCGTATACACTGATGAAGAAATCCAAAGTAAAATGCGTTTGCAAAAGATGAGTTTTGCTGATGCATGGTCAGGTAAATTTGGTACAAATGAATTTGAATATGTAATTGACAAAGACATCAATCATCCGCTAGTACTAGAACTTGAGGGTGGTGAGCGACTGGAATGTACCGGTGCAGATATCTACAATCTAGTATTTAAAAGTGGCCAGCCATGGAACATCAGTGCCAACGGCACTATCTTTAAAACAGATGTACAGGGTATTGTTCCCGGATTACTAGAGCGTTGGTACAGTGAGCGTAAAGATCTACAAAAGAAAAAGAAAGAAGCAACTACATCAGAGGAAAAGGCTTACTGGGATAAGCGTCAGCTAGTTAAAAAGATTAACTTGAACAGCTTGTATGGCGCTATTTTGAATCCAGGATGCCGCTTCTTTGACAAGCGTATTGGTCAAAGTACGACACTAACTGGTCGACGTATTACGCGACACATGGCTGCTAAAACCAACGAGCTGCTCACAGGCGAGTACGATCACTTAGGGCCATGCATTATTTATGGTGACACTGACTCGGTATACTTTACCGCTACTCCTGCACTACCAAAAGATACAGAATTAGATCTAGAAAGTGCAGTAAAACTATATGACCATGTTAGCGACACAGTAAGCGACACATTTCCAGAATTTCTAAAACAAGATTTTAATGTTCCGTTGATAGCCGGCGAAGTATTAAAAGCTGGCCGAGAAGTAGTTGGGCGAGCCGGATTGTTCATTACTAAAAAGCGTTATGCAATCAACTGTTGGGACATCGAAGGTTATCAACCTGATGGTGGCAAGCTCAAGGTTATGGGCATGGAAATCAAGCGCAGTGATACACCTGAATTTGTACAGGACTTTCTAGAAAAGATATTGTTTGATGCCCTTAGTGGCAAGGGCGAAAAAGAAGTTATTGAATATATCAAACAGTTCAAAAAGGATTTCCAAAGTATTGAGCCTTGGAAGAAGGGTATGCCCAAGCGTGTGAATAACCTCACGCAGTATACTAAGAAGATTGAAAAGAAACAAGCAAACGAAAAGAACATTCGTCTACAGCGGCTAAGAGAAATTGCAGAAGAAATTGAAGATGGTACTATACCAGGTCATGTTAGAGCAAGTATCAATTGGAATCAGCTAAAACAAGCACACAGTGACGCATACAGTACAACTATTATGGATGGTGCTAAAGTAATTGTTTGCAGACTAAAAAGCAATCCAATGGGATATAAGAGTATTGCATATCCCACTGATGAGACCAATCTTCCTCAATGGTTTAAAGAACTACCGTTTGATGAAGTAGAAATGGAGACCGCTGTACTAGACAAAAAGATACAAAATGTGCTAGGACAAATGGGATGGGATTTGGATAGAACCAAAGAGAGTGAGGCATTTGGTGAATTTTTTGAATTTTAGTCAAAGAAAAGTGTATGATTTCACTTGACAGATCTAAATATTAATGTATACTAAACAAAATCTAGGAGAATCATAATGGCAAAAGTAACTAAGATTGCAGACAAACTTGCAAAAGTAAATGACAACTTTAGTGTTAACATGTACGACAATGGCTTCATGCTTGAAATTGGCGGACAGAATAAAAAGGATGATTGGGCTACAGCAAAAATTACCTGTAATTCAATTGAAGAACTTGTAGAACTAATCAAAGAAGCAGCAGCAATGGAGCGCGAATAAACATGGCTAAGAATAATTATATTAAAGACACCCTTAAGGATGTGCTAAAGCATACCCATAGTTTGGGTATTTTTGAAATGGTAAAAATCTCAGGTACAATGGAAGAAACGTCTGTTGAAACTGTTGACGGAGATAAGACTGTTATCTTTAAGGGTAAGACTGTAAACCCTGTACCAGACTTTGTTGACGCTACTATCGGCCTAAGCCGTATGGGCGTGTTGCAGGGCTACTTGCAATATCCTGGGTTTGACGATGAAGGTGCAACTGTTCAGGTAACAACGCAGAATCGTAACGGTGAAGATGTTCCAGTTGAAGTTGAGTTTGTTGCTGCTGACGGCACTGACGCACACTATCGCTTTATGCTCGCTGATGTTGTTAATCAGCAGTTAAAGGAAATCAAGTTTAAGGGTGCAGAGTTTGATGTTAACATCATTCCAACAGCAAAGAACCTAAAGGATCTCGGTTACTTCAACAGCGTACTTGGTGCATATGAGGCTAACTTTGCTCCAAAGACCAAGGATGGCAAACTGTACTTTCACATTGGTGATGGTGTAAGTGACCGTACAAAGATTCTTATTGCAGAGGGTGTTGATGGCGATATCACACACGAGTTTCGCTGGCCTTTAGACATCGTGCTAAAGATCCTGCGCCTGGGTGATAGTGCAAACATCGTACTAAGCATCAACAACAAGGGTTTGCTACAGATTAAGGTATTGAGCGGACTAGGCGAGTATACATACCTACTACCAGCAAAGGGTTAATATGAAAGATTTAGGTAAGCGTCAGAGTGATTATGCGGTATATTTGCCTGCTATCAGCAGTTTCTATACCAAGCAACTACAAAAGACACTAGCTAATCCTAGTGACTGGCGTACACCAGCTGGGTTTGAATTAGGTAATGCAGGACTTGATTTCCTTAAAAAGGATCAGTCCTATTACCATTATCCATACGGACTATACTCGGCAGGTCACGCACACTTAGATCCTGCTCGCAGCGATACCGAAGAGCCAATGGTTCAATTGCGCGATCGAAATGTAACAACTATCTTAGGCGACTCCGGTGGATTTCAGGTTGCTAGTGGTGTGCTAAAACTTGATTGGTCTAACGCTAAAGATCCTAATGATCCAAGTCGCTTAGAACTTTGCGAAAAGATTCTACGCTGGCTTGAACACACAGCAGACTGGGCAATGACATTGGATATTCCAGGCTTTGCTGCCGTTCCACCATACAATAAGAAAACCGGTCTTACAAAGATTCAAGATACCATTGATATTAGTATGTTGAATTTAGATTATTTTGTACGCAATCGTGTACCAGGAAAAACTAAGTTTCTTAATGTTCTTTCAGGTACCGATCAAAAAAGTGCAGATGATTGGTATGAAAGTGTAAAACATTTTAGTGATCCAAAGTTTGTTGCTGCCAATTATGGTGATGCTGATCGCACACTAGAAGGCTATGCTTTCGCAGGTATTAACATGCGTAATATGCCCATTGCCCTTAAGCGTATTCTTAAGTTACGAGAAGATGGTCTCTTAGAAGGTAAGGGTTGGATTCACTTCCTTGGTACAGGTAAATTGAATTGGGCTTGCTACCTTACCAGCATTCAGCGTATGCTTCGTAAGCATGATAGTCCTAATATTACAATTAGTTTTGACGCAGCTAGTCCGTTTGTGAATACTGCATACGGTCAGTGCTACAGCTACAACTACTTCTCGCCCAAGCGTTTTGGTTACTTTATGAACCGAGCATTTGATAATCAGAAGCTCAAGGGCAGTACATTGCCTATGCCGTTCAATGGTCCAATTATGGAACGCCTTGTTGCAGGTGATATCTGCTGCATGGAAGAGGGTGATTTAGATCGTAACGATAAAGCAAAAACTAAAGAAAGCACAAGCTGGGATACACAGAGCTACCTTTACTATATGGCGCATAGCGTGTACAATCATATCACTGCGGTTCAGGAAGCTAATCGTTTAGCTGATATGGAAAAGTATCGCGCTAATGTACATTACAGTGATTGGATCAATGACAAGACCAATAAAGGAACAAACGAGTTTAGCCCATATATTCCATATAGTGTGGTATACTTTGATAGTTTCGTACAAGAAGTATTAGATCCAGCATGTCCTAATCCATACGAACTTATTGACAAGTACAGCAAGTTCCTAGAAGAAATTAGCTTTGGTAGCTATGCTACTGAAACACATCTCGATACAAGTTTCTTTGAAGAAGCGTCAACCGCAGTACACGACGAGACTGTTAGCAGAGAAGAAGAAATGCTTGATCCTGCAATGATGGGAGGCTTTGGTGAAGAATAGAGACGGTCATGACGATAGCACAAAGTTCTTTATTGGAACTGAAGTAGAGCATACACCTGCATATGGACAGAGAACTCTGTTTGTTGTAGGACTACAGCCCAAGGAAGAAATTTTAGCTCGTGCATTAAACAATAAATGTCCACATATCTATCTAGGTGCTAATCAAAGTTTTGCGCCCAATGAGAAAGAATGGGAGAATTGGGATAAGTTAGTTACCGGATTACTAAAAGATGGTATTTGGGTTACATTAGATTTTGACAGCAAATATGCTAATCATCCGTGGTTCCACGATAATGGTTGGAATGAATATGATAACTTTATCCCCATGATTAGTGTTAAGCTACCCTATATTAGATTATACAATTATAATGCTACAGTTAAGATTGACGACAAAGGATTTAAAGAATCTAATCCGGGTGTTTGGTGTCACAGCTTACACAGCCTACAAAACAGAGAACAATTTACGGATTGGTCTAAATACACTAAGGATGAAGTAATTACTTGACCTTTATCCAAAGTGCAATACTATAAAATATATGAATATAAAATTAGAATGTGATGATGATGGAGTTATTGTTAGTACAACTATAGAAGTTGAAAGTCTAGAAACTGAGCAGGATCTGCAAGAAGTATTTCTCAAATTTATCAAATTTGTTAGAAAGTGCGGCGCTAAGTTTCCAGAAGAATTAGAACAGATAGAAAAGGAGTATAAGAAATGATTGAACTTATTATTAATATAATGGTAGGCACAGCCGCATTTATTTTCTTTTCTATTCTAACTTGGTTTATCATTGAATCAAACAAATACATTTCTGAACGCAATCGTCTAAGAAAAGAAACAGGCAAATACTACGATTACGAAATCCACGAAGAACTGTTAAGGCGTGCAAGAGAAAAAGAGACTAAGGACAAAGAATGAAAACTATTTGGGTCACATTTCAAAAAGAAGGCATCCATATGTATCCGGGTGCCGATACTGATCCTAAGTTAGCCACAGGCGGCTGGGACGATGTAAGTTTTCTAGGTGTGCCGCACAGGCACATTTTCCATTTCAAAGTCTGGATCGAAGTATTTCACGATGATCGAGACATTGAATTTATTCAGTTCAAGCGTTGGATGGAACGTCAGTACAGTCAGGGTGTACTAGAACTGAATCACAAGAGCTGCGAAATGATCGCAGAAGATTTAGCTAAAACAATTAGGGGTAGATTCCCTGATCGTTGGCTAAAAATCAGCGTAGCCGAAGATAATGAAAACGGTTGCGAAATTGACTTTCCAAAGCCATCAGATGATTGGCAAGTAGACGGTCCAACATATTTTAGATAACAGGAGAAACATATGACCGAGACACATCTAAAGATTAAGGCAGTATTCGATGAATACCTAAAGGAATCAGAAGCGTTTGAAGTTAAGGGCGTAAAGGCCGCGGCTGCTCGTGCTCGTAAGGCGCTAGGCGAACTAGGTAAGTTAACTAAGGTTCGTCGTGCTGAGATTCAGGACAAGAAGAACTCGCTATAATCATGTTTGATTTAGATACAACCTCTGCATGGGAAAATAAAACCCTAGATTACAATCTAGAGAAGTATCCATGGAACAAATGGGTGCTAGATATCATTAATGAGATCCGCCCAGATGTAAAAAGTTTGGAAACAATTCATGAGGTCGTTGATGTTCCTGAGCTTGTGAAAATACAAGCATATGTTCAGGCAGCATTTGGCCGAAAAGAATTCATGCAGAGGTTTGATTCTTTCGCTGAAGAATATGCAAAAAATCTAATCAGTAACAAGAAGTATCTAATAAAAAGAAATGCTACACTAAATGTAGTACTTCCTAATCAAGCAAAAAAAGCTAGAAGATTACCCTTTCATCAGGGAATCTTCTATTCAAATGGAAGAGGCCAGCGGACCATCTGGATGGCTCTCACCAAGTGCGAAGGTACTAACAGTATGTGGATTATGGATACTGATAATAGTCAACGCATTACGAAAACTGTTATAGCTGAACAATGGCCTCTTTCTAAATTTGAAGAAGAATGCGTAAAATATTCTAAGCCGGTAGAAATAATACCCGGGCAAGCACATCTGTTTCATCAAGAACACATTCATGGCAATGTTAATAATGAAACAGGCTATACGAGAATGAGTATTGACTGGCATATACTAATCGAAGGTGAAGAATATTGGCGAAGACAGCCGGGCGGTTTCTTTAGACTACCCGGGGATTACGCACAGGATACACCGCTAGATTATACAGGTAAGGTTGTAGTTGCATATACCAGCAACAATACAGAATTTGATTCTAACATACCTATGTATATACAGCGAGGTACTATTGATTCGTACTGTGCTAAACACAAAATTAATCACACTGGTGTACAATTTGAAAATGAATTCTTACCATGGTTACCCATTTTACAAGATTATATTTTTCAAAAGCCTGACGCTATTGTACTTTTTAGCTTGCATTCCTTACCGGACGATGCTATAATTGCTAATAAGATACTAAATTTAGCACTACAGAACGAAGTCGAACTGCACTTTGCAAATGAATTTTTATCACTAAAGGATAGAAATGATTTAGAAAAGATTTTAACTTATAAGAACTTTGGTGTAAAAAAGAAAGGCCCATTTAGTTGGGAATAGGAGATTAAAATGTTTTATAGAGAATCAGTAAGAGCTGATGCAGTTAAAGTAAACGCAGCAATGACTCGTGTTTATCAAAATATGTTTCTAGCTGTAGTTAATTCAATGCTAGTAAGCTATTTTGTTGGTAATAGTCCTGAATTACTCAATTTCTTCTTTACAGGTATTACCAAGTGGATTGTGATCTTTGCGCCGCTGGCCGCAGTATTCTTTATTTCATTTAAGATGCCCACAGCATCGAAACAGACTGCACAACTAATGCTGCACGGTTTTGCTGCACTAATGGGTCTGAGCTTTGCTACTATCTTTGCTGTATATACTGCACTAAGTATTGTACAGGCATTTTTAGGAGCAGCATGTTTGTTCCTAGCAATGACACTATACGGCTATACAACTAAAAAGGATCTAACCAGTGTTGGGTCATTTATGTTTGTAGGTCTAATCGGTATTATTATTGCAAGTATTATCAATATCTTTATTGGTAGTACACTGATGCAAATGGTAATCAGTGCTCTTGCTGTAATTATTTTCTTAGGTTTGACAGCCTATGATACACAAAAGATCAGAGAAATGATTATGTTTGATAACAGAGGTAATGCAGAAGTTACAGGTGCATTAACTCTTTATCTAGACTTTATTAACCTGTTCTTAAACTTGCTACAACTTTTTGGTAATAGAAAATAACACATGACAGTTTATATCGTTGAACTAGAACCGGTAGAGACTAGATATACTAAACAATGGAAGCAGTTCCTGCCGTCACAGATGCTGATGGCAGGACTTCCTGTTGAAGTAATTGAAGGTCCAAGTGATGCTCCGCAGGATACAACCCCGGGAGCATTTCTAAACTTTAGTGGTACTAACTATTGGAAAAGCGAACAACTAAAAACTATTTCGCAAATGTTTGCTGCTGGTAAAATCAAAGACGGTGACTATTTCCTTTATACTGATGCATGGAACCCAACAATCCTACAACTAAAGTACATGGCAGAATTGCTAGGTATTAAGATTATAATTGGTGGTATGTGGCATGCTGGCAGTTACGACCCTGCAGACTTCTTGGGTCGGCTTATAGGCAATGCTCCGTGGGTAAGGCATACTGAAAAGGCGCTTTTTTATGCAATCGATCATAACTACTTTGCCACTGATTTTCATATTGATTTGTTTAGCTTAAACCTACTAGGGATAGATCCAGAAACTGTTCGCCAAAGATATGGTCAAGAGGGTAAGATTGTTCGATGTGGATGGCCCATGGAATACCTAGAGCATATGATGTATGGTCACAAAAATAAAAGCAAGCGTAATTTGATATTGTTCCCGCATCGCATCGCTCCTGAAAAACAACTAGATATTTTTAAAGACTTAGCCAAGCATCTACCGCAATACGATTTTGTTGTTTGCCAAGAGCGAAATCTAACCAAGCAAGAATATCATGATCTTTTGGGAGAGGCTAAGATGGTATTCAGTGCTAATCTACAAGAAACATTAGGTATCAGTTGGTATGAAGGTGCAGCAGTTGGTGCGATACCACTTGTACCAGATCGTCTTAGCTACAGTGAAATGGCGCTTGACACATTTAAATATCCCAGTGAATGGACTGAATCATATGCTGCATATGAGGCGAATCGCCAGCAATTGTGTCAGCTGATCGCGCAACACATAGATTCTTATGATGCTAGACTGGAACAAATAGAAGCACAAGTAAACATATTACAACAAGATTTCTTCAGCGGCAAGATTTTATACGAAACAATTAGGAAACACATATCATGAAAAACATTGAACGAGAACCAAAGACAGTATTAGTAACCGGAGGCAGTGGCTTTATCGGTAACCTTACTTGTAGGCTGCTAGTTCAAGCAGGGCATAATGTTATTAATGTTGATAGAAAGAAATGCGAAATACCCGGGGTACATCAGTATCCATTTGATATTGACAATCATCAACTCAAGGGCATTCTACAACTAACTAAACCCGACACTATTATTCATCTTGCTGCAACTCATCAGGTAACTGAAAGTTTTATTGACCCTGCAGGATACTACACTAATAATGTTGCTAATACTATTAATCTGCTTAATCATGCTGTAGCAGCAGGTGTAAAGAACTTTATCTTCAGCAGTTCAAGCTCAATCTATGGTGGCACTAGCGGCAATCCAAATAAAGAAACAGATCCGATGCTGCCTATTAGCCCATATGCTCGCAGTAAGACAATGATTGAAATGATCCTCAAGGACTACGAGCAAGCATACAGTAATATGAAGTTTGTATCATTGAGATATTTTAATGCAGCAGGTGCAGATCCAGACAGTCAGTGCGGATACACACAGGATCCTCCGGGGCACCTAGTTCCTATTGTAGTGCAGCGAGCGTTAGCAGATGAAACTGTGCCTGTATTTGGCACCGACTATCCAACTAAGGATGGTACAGCAGAACGCGATTATACGCATGTTTACGATATTGCTAGAGCACATATTAATGCAATGAACTATCTAGATGATGGTAACGAAAGTGCTGCATTTAACTTGGGCGCTGGTAAGCCCTATTCAGTTAAGGAAGTTATCAACGCAGTAGAAAAAGAAACCGGTAAAACTATTAGCATGTTTTTAGAAAATGCAAGACAGGGTGATCCCGCAAAGACGTGGGCTGACATTTCAAAAGCCAAGGAAGTGCTTGGTTGGGAACCAGTTTACGGTTTAGAAGATATTGTTGCTCATGCAGTAGCATGGGAAAAGAAACGCAAAAAGTAATTGACTTTAGACCAAAGATAAGCTATTATTAAATTATGCCCAAATACGAATATATAACACACCAAGAAATGAATGACTACTATAGTGAAGTTATTCGTCAAGTTGCCAAAGACGGAGTAGTACCCGAAGTAATCATCGCGCCTATGCGAGGAGGTGCTGACTTTGGCATTAAACTAAGTAACTATTTTGATGTTCCGTTTGTGCCTGTAGTATGGCAAACCAGAGATGGTGAGGACAAGGACATTCAATCTTTAACAGCTATCTTAGACAAATACTGGGGGCATGTTGTGTTCCTAGTTGATGATATTTGCGACTCGGGCAAAACTCTTTCAGAGATGATTGAAGTCATACGAGCACAAGAGTTTGTTGACTTTTATGTTGCTGTGGCGATTGAGAATATTGAATCAAAGGTTAAGATAGACTATGCTGGCAGAGAAATATCTAGAAGCATAGAAGACCAATGGTTTGTGTTCCCCTGGGAAGACTGGTGGAAACGAAGATAAAAACAAGAAATCTAGAGCTTGTAAAAGCAGTTCGATAAATAATTATGCTACACAAAGGTAGCAAACTTAAATTATATCCGTGTAAGGAAGGAGAAGTATATGTCATTCAATAAAACTAAGTGCGACCCTGATTTAGGCAGTCGCGTTCACGAACACCTAGTACAGATGGGTGTTGAAACCCCTACAGTAGATAACGGTGTTGACCGCAAAGATAAGATTGAAATTATCGAGCGTCACTTTACCGAAATTATGAAGACCATGGGTCTCGATCTATCAGACGACAGTCTCATGGACACACCAAAGCGTGTTGCTAAGATGTATGTCAACGAAATCTTTTGGGGGCTAGACTACGATGCTTTCCCCA